ATCTCGGCAGACACTGCTGCCGAGAGTGAAGCATTCTTTTTTCTAGCCATTAATCAAAAATACTATCAAATTGGTCTTTTTTGTTTTCTTTTACTTTAGAAGTATCTAATGAAAAGTTACCTTTACCACTTCCATTTTCTTCCCATGGAAGATCTTTACGATCAGTAGTATCAGTTGCTGTAGTAGTTGGGAAAGCATCTCCATCATTATTATCCTCAGGAGATAACCACTTAACTAAAGCATCTTTCATTTCATCAAATGTAAAACGCTTAAATACTTCCTTTGGGTTGGGTTGGGTTTCTAACCAAGTTTCAACTTGAGATGAATCTTCAGATAAAGGTGAAGTTTTCATTCTAGGACGTACTGACGTTTTGTTGTAGTTAGTACCTGTTGATTCTGGGCCTACTGTTTCTAAAGTAAAATCACGACCATTAACTATGTCAGTGTAATCACCGATTTCATCATCCATAGCCATTGATAATAAATCTTCATAAATCAATTTACCAAATTGCCATAATCTAACACCTTTATCTTCTTCTCCACGTACTATTACAGGAATAAAGATTCGGTTTTTGGCATCTAGTTTTTTAGCAAGAACATAATTTTCTTTATCATATTCCCCCTGTCTTAATTTTTGGGAAAATTCTGCAATAGGGTCTTTTTCACCAAAGTTTAAAGGAGAAATCATTACTTTATTTGTAATACCATAATAAAATTTCAACTCTGTAAATGGTGATGAAGAATCAAATGCCGATGGCACGATTCTAACTTGTTGTTTACCTACTGTAGGTCGCCAAAAAATTGTTGTGTAATCTGTTTTTTGCTGCGGGGCAGCTTTAGACTGTAGATTGTCCAGCCTCTGTTTAATAGCATTTAAATCCATGTTTATAACTTATTTTTATGTAACAATAATATAATAACCTAATTTTAAAACTCCAAGCTATAGTTCAATAATCTTGTGAATTTTAGTGTTGAGCTGATTTAGCTCATTATGTTGCGTTAGCAAAATACAATTTCTATAGTGATTCCAATCAATAGGGAATTTAGTATCTACTACACCTCCATTAAGCTTTTTGATCAACTCATTTAAAGCATTAATAGTATAAAGGGTATTAGAATCCTTTTTCCTATGTACTAGGATTGTGTTTTCCGGGATCTCGTTGACATTCCCCTGCTCAACATTATACGTAACAACATATTCATTCTTACCAACTATTTCAAGAACAAACATTTTATTGTATATAATACTGTATTTAGAAGAAAGTTCACTAACCAAAGTATCTAAGCTTTCTAAGTTAGTGAAAGTACAAAAAAGTTTATTATTCAAATCTTTTAAATTTTCTATATCGACTATAACATCATATTTCATATCATACGTATCGATTTCTCTATCTAAAGTCATAACTGCTTCCATACTTAATTTTTGTATTTAATTTATAATTTTCGAATATTTTTTGTACATCTTTTACTAAATCCTTTTCCTCATCGCTTAAATCGATCAAAAACGAATCATATGTATATAATACAAGCTTACTCTTTTTCCCCCTCAATATACTAAGTATATCCCAGAGGATCAAGATGTTTTGAGAAGTCTCGTAGTTTTGGAGAATGTAATTAAATAGTTTTTGTGGGTTCATATTCTCCAATGAATCCCTATAGTATTTGTATCCGCTTATTTCTGTTTCAATCTCTCCCGTCTTTTGGAATGTCTGCCACGTGTTGTCAATATAAGATTGTATCCGTCTAAAGAAGGGGAGTTCTCTATATTGTTTGAAGACTCCTCCGTATAATTGTTTGAACGTAAGCTCTTTAGCTTTTTCTCTATCCACTCCGTACATAGTAGCAAAGCTGCTATGAATATCACTATCGGAAAACTCAAAATCAACCATGTGTGAACTAATAGTAGGATGATACGCGGTGATATCGATTTCAATAAATTTTTCATTTCGAGGTATAAATGATTTTCTTGATCCATCTTCTTTATTTAACGCTGCATAATTTACACCATTAAACCTATTAGATGGTCTTGTGGTTAGTGTTTTTAGGTTATACTGACTGTAAGTAAATTCACCATCAATGGGGTGGAAATATCCTTCGAAGGTGGGTTTGTGTACTCGTATTCCATTTCTCTCGATTGCGTTGAATACCAATGAGGTTTTACTGTTAAAGAATGTGTCATAATTTGTGTTTTTACCAATATTTACTTGCAAGTCATCATATGTGCGCTCGCATATCTCATAGTGCTTTACTATGGGGATTATTACGTTAATTTCACGGTTATCCTTGTGTTTATTATAGAATATATCGTGTGTTTGTGTTGTTGGTCGTATATACGTATTAGGGGGCAGTGAAATGTCCCAAAGACTTTTTAATGGGAAGTAATGTAATAATTCTTTTTTATCCCTACAATATAATTTATCAAACTTTTTTAGTACCTCTTTTATATGTCTTAGTTCTATTCCTAATGTTTCGCTATGATTTGAACATAACATAAAACCTTTACTTGCTTCTATAGGACGAACGTAAACAGCCGACACATTGTTTTGTGTTGGGTGCTCAAAATTGTTAAATGGGATTACTTCTACAAATGCCTCTTTATAACCACTATTGTAAAAAACCTTTAACTGCTCTAAATCTTCTATTAGCCAGTACATTGAAACCTTTTCCGTAAATATACGATAGGTTATTTACCTATCCAAAATTTATCAAACTTTCCTCTAAAAAATAGTGTAAACCCAGGAACGGATTGTCTTTGTTCAGCTAAAGATACAACTGTTTTATTACCATTATATACTTGTTCTCTATCGCCTTGTATGTCCCATTGTATTTTTATTGGGGTGTATAATTGCCATTGAACTGTATTATCTTGATTTTTAAATTTATTATATTCTAATTCAGATATTTCTATAAATTTACCCTCATTACCTTTTTTTACAAAGTATCTGTATAAGAACCCATCCTTAATATTTTTTTCTGTGGGTACAGATAAAGTTTGTTTGGGTGGTGCTGGGGCATTACCCCTAGAGTTTATATTTTTTGCGGAATAATATAAATCATTTTTAACATAATAATTAATTGGAATGGGTTCAGATGTTTTTGATTCTACATAACTGGTAGTTAATGTTTGTTGAGATAAAAGATTATTAGGTTTATCATTTAAATTTTTTCCAGTATAAGCTAATCCTTTAGAGGTAATAAAATAAGACCCTATGTAGTTCTCTTTAGTTGAGTCAATAATATATTCCCCACCATTGGTGTATAAGTTTTCTTTTATTTGTGACTTAGGTATATACATTACTATGTTAAATTAATTGAATCTACATCTACTTCTCCAGTACTTAATAGTTGTTCTTGCCATTTTTGAAATGCTAATTCAATAGAATAATCATCTACATAAAAATGAACAAAATCATTATAAGTATCAAAATTACCACCCCATTTTATATTATATTTTGATGCTAATTTATCTAAACCATTATTTATCCAATCATTTCTTCCTACAGATTTTCTAAGGGTTTGACCTTTAGGAGTTGTAATATTAAAATCAATTGCCGTTTTATAATTATGTCTTGATGTGCCCCCAGCAGCATTAGCGGGGTTTTGATCCTTTAAGTTATCAGCATCAAAAAGATCTCTATAAATTGAATTTACTGTTAAAGTATATCCTTTATAATTTGAGTTCATTTCATTAAAGAAAGATGCAAATCGATCCCTAAACTGGGGGTGGAATTGGGATATTAATTGATCTAATGTTAAAGGAACAGGAGAAGGTACATTACCAAATATGCTTTCATCATTTTCTTCAGTATCAACATATCCTATTCTATATTTTTCTGCTCTATTATCTAATATTATAAATTTATTTCCTTCGGGTTTAGGCCCACGTTGATCTTCAGGGAGTAATATACTACCAAAGTCTTCAATATCTAACCCCATACTTTTCCATATTTGTCTATAATCACTAGGGTCTATATTAGGAATAGAAAGGGTTGTTAAATTTGTATCCCAATTATTACTATTAATTGTGTGATCTACTTTAGTTATTAAAAATTTTAATGCTTCAGGATATTGAGGTGGTAGAAACTTTTGGTTAATATTTAATTTATTGTAAATTTTTATACCAGAAATCCCTTGTAAGTTAATATCAAAACTAACAGGAATAAATCCAATTTGTGGAGAAGGTTGGTTTGTAGAATTATTACCCTTGTCAGTATTAAACCTTGCTTGAAAAAAAGCATTTAAATAATTTTTATAAATCCCACTAGATCTACTTATAAATGAAGGGTCAAATTCCAAATATTTTACTTTTTTATCTCCCCCTATAGTTTTAGTGGATATAGTTGGAGCAAGGATTAAATTATATGCTCCTATAAAAATTTTGCTAATAAAATCAGCTTCCTCATCTACAACTATATCTTTTTCTTTTTTATCTAAAAAAACAGTGTATTTTATATCTCCCCCAAAACAATCAGATAAATAGAAGGCATAATTTTTAGTTAATTCATTTTGAAATTTAAATTCTTCTATTAAATTTTTATTTTGAAGAGTTTTTGTTTTTCCGGTTATATATAGATCAATATATTCTTGTTTTGTATATGTACTACCACCCCCAAATTGTTGATCTTTCGGTATATATCTTTTATTTTCAATAAGTACTCTATTTGTTCCATAAGTATTACTAGATTGATAAAAAATGGAGGTATCTGTAACAACCTTATATGCATTTTCAGATTCATTTTCCCAAATATTAATAGCCTCTTGTTCAAATCTTTTTGGATTATCTTCAGGATTAAATGCGTCTATTTCAATTTTAGGATCAATAATTTTTTCACTAAATCTATCTTTTAATCCAGCATTCCATTTAGAAAAAGCGGTAGCATCTTCATTTTTTACATCTTCTCCTGCTGCTGTTGCCCCTATACTAATCATAGAAGCCAGTTCAGGGGTAATATTAGTATTAAAATTTATACCCTTAACAAAGTTTGAGGTTTGGTTAACATTATTATAACCATATACCTCTAAATCTACAATATCAGGTGTTGGTAAAGATTCTACTAATCCTGGAATAGGGGTTTGGTCAATAAATTTAATTATGTTGTCATCATCAAGTATAACATCAATTTGGTTAGCATTACCTAGTGCAGTATTAATCCCATCACATATTTTTCTTAAAAATGTAAAAATTGTAATTTTTTCACCATTTCTAGCACCTGTAACACATTGAGAAATAAAATCATAATTAAGGTAAATATTCATTAATTGTCCTACTACTACTTTTCCTTCTATAACCCCAACATATTCTTTAAGGTCTTCAAAAATATCAGGAGGGTTTATTTTTTCTAAATCACCTCCCCCAAGATTAGGTTTTATTAAACAAATTCTAGGATCAAATGAAATTTGATTTGGAAAATAATTTACATAAGTAGTAGAAGAATAACTAATACGTAATTGCCCAATAGGATCTTTGCCCTCTATTACTATATTAGGTATTAAATATTTTTCTACTTGTTTTAATAACTCACCAAAAGTAATATAATAACTATATTTAGAAGGAATTTTTTTAGGATAATTTATTCTTTCTTTTGCATCTACTTTATCTGCTTCTTTTGATAAATTAAAATAATTAGCATACCTATCATTTTCTCCCCCCCTTGATTTTTCCCATAATTCTTTATCAAATATACTTGAATACATAAAAGCACTAAGAACATCATTTGAAGCATTATTTATAATTGGTGAATCTTTTAATGATTCATTTTCTTCAATTAGTTTTGTTTTTGTTTCTTTATTTAAACTTTCAGGAAAATAAGCTCTAACTGGAGGGTTTGCCTGAAGGGATTCTATTACATCCCCTAAAGTAATTAGATCTATTCTAATATTATAACTACCGTCTTCATTAAAATTCCAATCAAAATTAGATACTTTTCCAAAAAAACCATCATAATTTCCATTGTATTCATCTCTTAATTCTTCAATTTTTCTTAAAGCCTCTAATTGAGTTAAACCATCTTCATTAAAGTATTCTCTTTCTATAAAAGTAGTTCCTATTTCTGAAATTTTTCCTTGGTTATCAAGATATTTTTGATTTCCAAATTCTAACATCATGGTATACCCTAACCTAAGATATAATAATTCAATAACTTCAAACTGGAATCTATTATAGGCTCTTATATTAATAGAAGCTTTTCTAATGGATCCCCTATTTAAGCATTTTACTTCGGCATCTATAATCCCAGGCATAGGTTGAAGACCAAAATCACTTCCCCCTAACCCATAAGCAGCATTATCATCCCAAAGTCTTTCAACTTTAACTTTTTCTTTATCAGTTCTGAAAACTTTAGTATAATTTTTTATACCTGATCTTTGCCTATAAGTTTTTCCTTCTAAAGAAGATAAACCATTAAATAAAACTGCGTTTTTTGCTAATCCTATTCCTCTAAATTGTTTTGAAGTAGTTTCATTTTGAAAAATACCCTTAAGTCTACCCCATCCTCCTTCTTCGATAAAAACAGGAGACGCCAACTTAATCCAAGAACTTTGATTGCTTAGATAGTTTAAATCCGTATTGCTTCGTGATTGTTTACCTTGTATAGATTGTCTAAAGGCAATTTCACTAAACACATATTGTTCAAATTCTTCTCCTACTATGTTTCCATTCATAATTAATACCTATTTAGAGTCTCAAACTCTGCTATTACAGCAGCTATGTTTTGAGGGATTCTAATTTGGTGGCCTTCTGGAATATAATAAGAATTTTGAGGTAAATCACTATTAGCTGAAGAAATTACCCACCAAAGGGAAGAATCCTGATAATATTGTTGAGCTAAAATATCAAACCTATCACCTTGAGTAGCATAAACATAGATATCATCAAAAGATAAAGGAATACTAGGGTATTTAATAGTACCATAGTAAGGTTTACCTTTACTTGTTGAATACGTTCGTGTTTGGTTATATCTATTCATATTTTAACTAAAGTCTCCACTTAAATCATCTTGGTTCATACGCCACCCTTGGTCTTCCAATGTACTTTGGTCAAATACATTTGAATCTATTGTTGCTTCCCCTACTAATGGAGGTAATGCTTTATATTTTTTCTTTTTAGGTTTAGATGGAATTGGAATATTTGAAGGGGCAGTTATAGATACATCAGGTTCAACTATACCTTTACTTGTAAGACTACCTACAGAAGTTTTAGGAGTAGTGTCTGTGTTTGTTAGTTGGAGATAATTATCTTTATCATAATTATTATTATCTCCTCCACTAGATAATGCTATATATCTTTCATCTCCAAATTTATTTAAATATTTACCTTTTTGACCTTGTGTTCCTACATAGTTAGGTCCTTCATAAGTATTTTTCTGTAATTTGGGTACAAAGTTATGGATTGGTATAAACTGCACACCAGTTACTTTAATAATATGGGGTAATTCTTTTACACTACTATCTGATGCTTCTCCATTTCCTCCTCTATTGTTTGAGGTAGAAGGAATTGCTATTTCCCAGGGTGATTCTTGTGGAACAGATAACGTCATTCCTGTTAGTATACCAGGTTGCTCATAAAACCATCCACCTAGTGTTAAATTAATTAAATTACCACCCATATAACCAGTATCTGAATAGTAAGGGGTTAAGGATGAAGCTAAATAGTTTAGCTTTTGATACATAGGAATTAACTCTTGTTTGGATTGAGCTGCTACTGTCCAAGCTAGGTTTACAGTTCGAGTAAAGCCATTATATCTATAAAATTGTTCCCCCCTACCCATTAATTTTTCTGAGTTCCATTCGGCTGTATAGCTATCGCTTAAATCATCTAAAATTGCTCTAAAATGAATAAAAGTTTTTTTATTAGGTTCTTTATTATCAATAACTCCTATTCTAAATTTTACAAAATCATTCCCTAAACTATTATGAAATTCACCTCTATATAAAGACATAGCATTAAGCTCATCTAAAGCTGTACCTAATCCTACTTGGTAATCTTTACCTTTATTTTTTTGTCCTGGGTTGCCTAATTTAACTCTGTTTTCGAAATTTTTGGTAGTATAATCTAAAGTTAAAATATTACTTTGACCTCCACCTTGTCTAAAATCAAGAATACTAGTATCACCTTCACCTTTTCCTCTTTTATTATTTGCAAGTTTATTTAACTGGTCATAATCATATCCATACTTAAATTCAAATACACCATCTTTCTTTTGGTTTGGTAAATCAGTATATTCATCTCTTTTTATTCCAGTTTTACCTACACCTGCTATTGATTTTGGACCTCCTAAATATTTGTATAAAAATGAATCATTACTTGATAGTGTACCATTTTTTAAATTTACTAAACGGGATTTTTTATTATCTCCGTCAACAATAAAGTCTTCATATTTGTCCGGGCCTATTATAGGAGGGAGTAATCCCTGCTTAGGAATATGTATTCCAAGTGGATTAACAACAGTTTGAGCAATTGTACTAAGGGGATTGTAAACACCTCCTTTTAAAAATCCTGATATGTTAATAGAATCAGTAGTATCTAATTTTCCAAATCCTGCTTTAAAGTTAGTACCAGATAAAGATAAGAGTTGTTGTTTAGCAGTAAATAAGGGACCGTTTGGAGATTTTAAATCAAAAAACATTTTAGTCAAGCGAGACACATCATTTGCAACTCGTTTTGGCACTAAAGTACCACCCCGAACTATAAAATCAGGTCCACCTGTTCTCCCTACTTCACGGCTAGGATCATTTATGTCCTCAACCACATAAGGTTGATTTGAACTTCCTTGGTTAAAACGATCACCCTTAAAGCGGAGATTTTTATATCTAGTATCCTCTAGACGTTTAATAATCCCCATAAGTTACTTATTTTTAATCGTTTCCTGTTTTGTCCACACCACGATCTAGTAACCCATCAGGAATATTACCTGCATATGTGCCCCCTTCAAAGGTTTGATTAAGAGGTATAGTATTGCTGTCTCTTAAAGCAGTTATAGGAAGTGTTCCTAACAATGAAGTTACTTTACCTTTGTAAGCATTTACATCATATAATTTTTCTTCTAAACTCATAATATTAAATTTAATCGATTAATTTATTATAAATATTGTGTTATTGTACTTGATATAAACCAACAGGAGATATCTGTGGTTTTTCTTTATTTTGTGTAACTAACATTTTAAGTAGTTGGTTAGTTTCACCCATGTCGGTTCCACCATTGCCTAAATTAGTTCCAGCTACAACCGAATCTTCATTGTTTAAAGCAATAGTATCCTTACCTTTTTTAATGATAGTTTCGCCATAACCTGATGGGATAATACCATCATCCATAGTAATTAAGGATGATATTCCTCCTAATAAACCACCTATTACTGCTCCGGGTAATCCAAATACTGATCCTGCTGCCGCCCCTCCAACTACTCCTTTAAGTGGTCCTAGCATACTAATAAACGAGGCTATTCCCTGAGCTATCATACTAACTATATCTAATATAGGAGAAAATGCCGCAACTACATCTACTACTACACTTTGTAATTTTTCCATAGTTGCTGAAAAAGCTTCTGCTGCTGTTTGAGATTCTAATCTATCTGCTAATTCATCTTTACCTAACGCTCTTAAATCTTTGGCATTTTTTCCTTGTATTTCTTGTTGGAATAAGATATCTGCAAGTTGATCTGATTGCATCCCCATAGCTTGGGCTAATGCTTCTTGTTGAATTACATTCATAGCTGTAAACTCTTCAAATCCACCTGCTTGTTGTTGTAATTCTTGAGCTAATTTTACTTGATCACCTGCTAAAGCAGCTGCTCTTGCTCGTTCAAGATTTATATTCCTTCCTAATAATAATTCAGCTTGTAATTCAGCTTCAATAGATGATTCAAAATCTAATAAAGCTTTACCTGCACTTGCTACATCTTCTAAAGAAGCACCAAATAATTTTGCTTGAGTAACTGCTTTAGCTATTAAAGCTGGGTTAGCTCCTAAGTTAGCTCTAACTGTACCTGTTACTTTACCTGATTGCTCCAAGATATTTCTTAGGTCCATTTGAACCCCAGATTGTCTTTGAAGTTCGAAGCTAGTAGCTAATACATCTTTATAATTATCTTCAAAACTACCACCAGTTAAAGATGAAGCTGCTGCTAAATTACCCGCCGCTTCTGCTCCTACTCCTACTACATTTGTAAGAACAGTCATAGTAGCTAATGTTTCATTAGCAAAGTTAGTTATAAAACCAAACTGTTCATTTAAAGAAGTAAAACTTTTTAATAATTTAGAAGTAGTTACATTTATGTTTGCTGTAGAATCAGCAGTTTGGGATAAATTATCTCTAAATTTAACAGCTTCAGTGTTATTTAATACTAATCCTTTTTTTAAATCTACAATTTCTTTGTTAGCTGTAGAAAAAGCACTTAATATGGTTAAAGGAGCTAATACTGTTTTTAAAATTGGAGCTAAAGCCTTAATACCTGATTTAAAAGAAAGCATAGCTTTAGAAGCACTACTCATTCCCTTAAGTCGATTTGCAGCAGCCGCCCCCGTAAGGCCTCCTAATTGTTTTTCAAGACCTAATTGTTTTATTTTTTCTTTAGTAAGCCCAACACCTCCACTTCGAGATGCTGATTCGATACCAGCAGACATTAAACGAGAAGATTCCGCTGCATCTTTAAAAGGAGTTGAAAATTCTCTTAAACCTGGAATTTTATCTGCTAGATCACCTAACCCACCAAATACTTTACTTCCAAAATTATTAGCAGTTGCCTCAGATAAATCTCTTACACCTATTAATTCTTGACGAAGTTGTTGGGCATCTTTCACTTGCATCCCCAAACTATCAGCAATTCTTTGACTTAGTTCATCTTCTTCTTTAGAAAACTTTAAACGTTGTTGGTCTAAAAATCTAATATTACTTTCTAAATCTAAAATTTCTTTAGTTAGTTTAGTTCTATCTTTTTCTAAACCTAATGATTCATAACCAATTCCATAAGATTCTTTAGCTAAATTATTAATTCTTGTTACAACACTACGAATTTGGCGTTTTTCTTGTACTTGAAATTTTAATAATTTAAGTTGGTCTGAGAGTACATTACCTATATCTTGTTGGTCAGTTAAAGTTTCTCCACTAATACCCGCTCTTCGAGCAAGTACATTAATTAATTCTTGTTCTAAACTTATAGTCTTTTCAACTTCTTGGTTAAGTTGTTTTTGTCTATTTAGTTCGTCTCTAGTTGCCATCTAATATAGGGTATATGTTATAAATATGATTATTTATAACTTGTCTTACCTTTATAAGGTTCGGATGCTTGTAAAAATTCAGGAGTATTTACCGTACCATCTGGATTAATAAGGGATTTTTGTTTTGGATCCTTATTTTGGTTTTTAACTGCTTCGTTTTGTTTTTCATGGTAAGTTTTTATCTCATTAAAAGTAAACTTACGAAGCCATAAAGGCATATTATAAACTGTATTCCAGTCATATCCACCTTGACCATGAAATACTATTTCGTGTATTTGTTTAAATACACCTGCTCTAAATTGGGGGGCTACTTCAGACGTCAGGCCAAAAAAAGCTAATCCCAATTGGGATATCGACCCGTCTATCACTTCCTTGGGGAAAAAAAGTAAGATCTATGTCTGGGCTTAAATCTTTAATTCTTTCTCTTAATGCTCTAGAATCTTGAGCTAAAAGATAATTATCTATAAATTCCCTAATTTTAGCTTTATCTTCTTCTCCGTTTACTGAAGTGATTTGGTGTTTTAATCTAGTAGTAATAGTAGGAGAAGAATTTTTATTTAACTTGCTTAAACCTTTTAATTCTTGTTCTATTTTTTTCTCATCACCATGAGTTAATAGCTTAAAAGTAACTACATTTTCTGATTGGGGTAAAGTAAATGGGAAATTATTAGATGTTGATTTTTCTACTTCTTCATTTAAAGGTAAATTATCAATTTGAGATAAATCAATTTCTTCTTCTTCACCTAAGTAATTAAATTTATAATCTTTACCATACCCTAAGATACGAGCAGCAACCATAATTGCATTTTTATCACCAATTAATAAATCACTGTAGTTAAACTTAGTAACAATTAAGGATTGTAATAATTTATCTAAAACAACACCATCTCTAATGTAAGATTGATTAGTAAGGATATCTTCTTCCTTAGCAGTCATATACTTCATTTCAATATTACCTTTAGATAAAGGATTATCAGGAGCATAAAATTTTCCTTGGGAAGGTAATTCTACTATTTCAGTTGGGAGGTTAAATTCCGCCATAATCTTTATTTATAATAACTTTTGTTCGTTAATAAATATTAAGATAAGAAAAGGCTTGACAAAAGCCAAGCCATTTTCTGAGGAATATATGGAGGGAAAGTATTTTAGAAATTTAGTACGCAATAATCTGGTTGTACTGTCATTGTAAGTTCTTGAGCAGCGTTTTCAGTATCCCAATTATAATCACCAAAGCTAGCTTCTGTAATTAAAGCACCTTTAACGACCCATTCAGATACGATATCACCAACAGGTCCTAGTACGTTGAAAGTTAAATCCTTTTTATAGAAATCAGAATAACCATCTCTACCAGTTACTGATTCGTGATGTAAACGAACCCATTCCATTACAGCTTGAGCACCACTTGGAGTAACAGGATCAAACAATGTAAATTGGATTGTGTTCCAAGTAGTTTTTCCTTTTACAAAGCGTTGTACATTAATATGGTTTAAAGCTACTGTACCTTGGGTAAGTGAAACAGCCCCCATTCCTTTTACAATGTAAGAAGGAAATCCATCTATATACATTACAAACCTATTCTGTTGCTTAGGTTCAAAAGCTGTGTAAAAAATCTCGTTGCTATTTAATACTGCCATCTTGCGTAATTATTTTATTATAAATATTCTATTTTTAATTCTTTATGACGGGAATGTAGCTCCAGTTGGTAATACATTGAAATCTAATAGAATAAATTCAGCTGTTTTAGTTGGTTGTAAATAAATCTGACCAACTAGCTCATTTCTATCTACTACATCAGCGGTATTATTAGTTTCATCCATTACTACTTTGAAAGCGTATAATCCTTGTCTTTGTTGGATACTTTCTAAGTATGGGTTAACTTGAGTTAAGAAGCTATTTCTTGTAGCAATTGAATTTTGTTCAAATACTAAGTTGTCTGAAACTTGAGAGATATAGCTCTTAAGTTCAATTAACAATCTTCTTACATTCACACGATCTAGTGCACTTGAACGTTTCTGTAATGTTTTCTGACCAAATACTACAACTCCACTTCCTGGGAATGTTGCAATTGGATTAACATTTGCAGTGTACAAGCTATCTCTGTTTCCAGAGGTAAGTTTTCTTTCAGCTTTAATTACATTTCCTAAAGCACCTCTAGTTAAACCAGCAGGAGCAAACCATGCATCACTTGAAGCATCTGTAAAGGCATATACTCCAGGAATCATAGTTGAAGCAGGTACCCAAACTGTTTGACCAGCACCATTTAGAATTTGTAACCATGGCCAATATGTAGCTCCATAGCTTGAATCAAA